CATTCCCCCCGACAGCGCTTCGACTGCGGAAGTAGGTTGGTCAGACCCCACTACGACCCCTTCTTCGTCCTGTAGCTGCTCTACGAGATCAGACACGTCCTGGAGTTCGTCCCCGCCGGTCCAAACGTAAACGAGCCGTTCATCTGCGTGAAGGATATCCCTCTGATACTCCTCCATTAAGGACACTCCATCGTCGTCCCGCAAAACGTTCAGCACGTCCGCGTCCGAAATCTCCGGGTACTCAGTCTCAGACCAACAAAACTCATCCAATTGAGGTTGCGCTCTTTCCGTGACGGGCCTTCGAACCCAACGTCCAAACGAATGACGGCATGTGGGGGCGCGCTCGCCGAACCACACGATCTTACGCCTCTCGTGACGGAGCCTAGCTCTCACGTACTGCTGCAACTTCTCAGGGTGAACTTCGAGACCCAAGCCTCCATATCTCCTCGGGATCGCCACCTGGTATTTGTCCATTAGATTCCAGCGCACACTCATCTCTCGGGTCCAAAAAAGAGCGGTCGAACTCGCCTTCCAGCAAGCCGCGGCATCTTTCTTAGACTGGGCCTGGATAAGCATGGTCAGTCTCGGGACATTGAGGTAACGATGACCCCGAAAGAGCATCGAGTTAACGGTCCAGTACTCGGGATTAAGCAGAGATTTACCAGTAGATGGGACGCCGCCGACGATTTTGACCGAGTCCTTCCAAGCCAGAACATGCTTGGGGACATCCTTCATAATCAGGTCATCGCCGTTGACACCGCACCCACTGAACTCTCGTATCCCTTTGGGAGTACTAAGGGCCCTCGACTCTCTCTGAGAAAACGTGGCGATAGCGAATGACACGATACAGAGTACCGGAAAGGAATACAATGATCCCATGAGCTGCCCGCGGCGCTGATGTAGGAGAGAGACACGATCGTCTGCTTTCTCCACAAAATTTGCCCGCGTCGTACAGCCGTAGACCACCGCCTTATCCTCCTCTGTTAGTCCCCACTTTCGCGCTACAACCTCGAAAACCGTCTCGAACGCTTCAGTTCTGAAATTGTCTGTCGCCGCCTCCAAGTCTCCAGACAGGTACCATCCGGGTCTTTCGAAAAACTCAGGGTTCCGTGACGCCCATTGCTGGGGTTCTTGGCCAAAGATCGACCAGGTGCATCGCCTGACGCACGACGCCATCCACGGATTCAAGTATTCGAATTTGGACGAACCTATAGAAGACACAGTGACAACTCGGACTTTTCCGCGACTGTCGATCGGGCAGATCTTCACCTTCGAGTACGCAGGCAGGGGATTATGGTCGAAGTCTTCAAAAGGGCCTACATTGCTGAAGTCAACCGGGTTATTGATCATATACCCGCGTTTACCTCCATCGCCTTTCGATAGCTCCAAACAAGATCCCTCCCTAACCTCGGGGCTTAGCCTACTGACCGATACGGTACGATCGAAGACAGCTTCCGCTACGGTTGTCAACCACTCCGCCATCTGTTCCCAGTCTTCGTGGGACTCCGCAGGGATCGTGAGACGTTTCAAAGCCGAAGTAAGAGCCTTTTCTCGCTTAGCCTGATTGGAAACTCCCAATGCTTTTTTGCAAAGGAATTCCGAGAAAGCTTTAGCTACTTCGTTCTCAGACACGGCCCGGACAGGATCAAGTCCAGGGGTATCCAAGGTGCCTATCATCGTCTCCAACCTCTTTTCCGCGTAGTCCTTATTCCAGACATGGGGGAATATCCCGAGCTCCTTCCGAAAGGCGTCAAAGAGATGATTGCAGCGCGTCTCCGCTCTCTGCGTAAACCACTCTTGGTCTTGACGGTACACTTCCTTCTGGTGCCGAGATTTTGGTGGCGGCTTGGCCAGCACTTCCCTCGCATATGACAGCTCTGCTTCCCATCGAGCGATCTTCTCACTCTCCGACTCTCTCCACTTCGACCCCTTTTTATCAGGATTGAGGCGAGGGACAGGAAACAGGGACACATATTCGCCGTCGGAAATTACTTCGAGCGAAGGACAGTTAGAGTCGGCAGACTTGTCCAGGTCTTGCGTTACGCAACTACTAGGAACGGTGACCCCGGTTGTTACACCAGTGTACTCCGCCCGTTCGCGCGTATTCAGGGATGCTGAGTTTTCCAGCTGTTTGCTCTCTAGTTGGTCAAGGCGTAAGATAGCCCATCCCCACAGATTCCAGCCCGTC